GCGCGAAACGCCGTTTATGACGACTGTTCTACGAACAGATTTTTAGATATTATATAGGGAAATTCCCCTTTTTACAGGTTGAACCTACATAGTATCCTCATTTTATTTTAATTATTTTAATTTGGCACCGATGACAGGAGTAAGCTAGGACAAGCTATAAACATAGACAACTGGAAGTCATCTGCAGCAGAACGTCCATAACCGGCTGACCCTGGATTGGCACTTGAATGACTCAATACCAAACTAGTAGATGGCATAAAGTCAGAAGCAACTACACCTTGTGATGAAACATCTGGGTTTATTATAGATACTGGTGTTTTTGCGATATATGGTACTTTAAAATATGGAGTTATATCACCATTGGAAACTGGTGCAATAGAATTTATAGTTAACTGTCTAGAGGCTGAACCTAATGTAGTAGCTACATTACGACCACCTGCATAGTCATTTGTTGATGTTACAAAATAATACACATCCTTTCTATCTATGCGCTTCAGAGCAGCAAAAGATGGTTGATATGTACTAGGTGACTCTGCTAAGACCTGGTAAATTCTCACAGCTCCTCTCATATATAAATACATAGGAGCAAAATAACCTATCGCATCGGCAACAACATTACCTCTAACTACCGCACCTGTAGTTGCATTTGTTGATGTCATTCCTACATACCAAGGAAAGACTTCTACATTCTTTGTTGCTGACCAACCGAATTGATTTATACCAAACGATAAGCGACTTAACAACTGCTTAATACTTGTCAACTTTTCACCAACTGATAATTCAGAGTGTTCAATTCGCATTGATTGCACTTTAGTGTCTGCAATACCTTTATTAACTAATGTATCATCAGACTGTGCAAAAAATGGTAATCCATATCCTGTTTCATATTGTGGACTACATGGCATTGCAAACTCAAAATCTTCACCTGCTGTGTAATATTCAATAATATCTATAATATCAGACGCAGCACCAGATGTAACAAGAGGATTAATCACTCTTATTTGCAAACTGCCTATGTATGGTTGAAAAGCCGTTCCTCCTGGTAATTTGGTTAAAACCTCTATATAATTCTTAGGTAGCATATAAGGTAAAACTAGATGGACTTCCGATTGATCACGTATATCTACAATTTGTCTTAGTGCTCTACCATCACCTAACGTGGGCGCGACACCAAATGTAGTTGTAGGTGTAAACGTAATAGAAAGACTTCCTGAATGAAAACTAGTATTAGCTATTTTCAAGTGTAATATTATACTACCTCTATAAAGTGCATGCACATTACCTAAATAATACAAAGGTCCTCCTGTTGAATACACAGTCGTATGTGTCGTACCAGATACATGATCAAGAACTCCAAATGATATGGGTGAAATATCTCTACTAAGCAAGGCTTGTCCAGTAGCTGCATTCGTCGACCATTCAATTGTTGAAACATAATTAGGTATCTTTTGCAACAAATAAGAATATGACATCTCATCTTCACCTGTCAAAGTATATGAATCGGTGATTTTTAGTTTATTGTCATAGCTTACTCCCAAAGGTATAGAGGTATCAGTCCCTTCACTAACACCCAAGTATCTATTAGCTTGTGGAGCTACTATCGTATGCGTAACACCTGAGTCTGTCTTTGAATAACCAAACGCAGCTGCTACAGCAGATGTGGCTCTAGCTGCCCAACCTAAAGAACTTATATAATTACCAATCATAGGAACACCACCTAACTTATGCAAATTAGTTGACAACGACGCTAAAGTAGTAGATATCCTTTCTCCAGATGCAGAATCCTCTGTTCTGGCTTTAACCATACGACCATCAGATTGAGCAACCATAGGAGCTGCAAATTCAAGATCTTCCCAATAGACATATACTTGAATACCTATTGATGTATTACCTGTTCCAACACGTAATGGAGTAAATACGTCTAAATATACGGTACCCCAATCAGCTGTAAAAAGATCACCATTAGGTTCTAATTGGTAGTAATTATCTGGTGCTATATAAGGAATCTTCAATGTTGCCATGGTTCTATCAACTCCAAACAAAATACCTGGATGTTGCATCTTCTGAACTAAGTTAGCATTAAAACGTTTTTCAACCTGTTCAATACTACTCGCATTAGGTATATAATGAGCTAATAAAGTACCACTATGAAAACGCATAGCATTAACTTCAAATCGTACAACGCATGTTCCTTTGACCAATCCATATCCATCTACTTTATTGCTCCATAATGTAACACTATTTAGCAATGGGCCTAACTGGGACGTAAATAAATTAGTTCCTTCTGGTTGAGTAGTATTAAGACTCGTCGATACAATCAATTGAGGACGTTTCATAAATTCAGCTATAGATTCAGAATATCTTTCAATAGACGTTGATGGACCATAATGCGTAACTGGTCTACTTACCATAGATTCATCTTCCACAAAACACGTGACACCTAATGTATCGCATTGCACTGAATTAGATTTATTAGTGTTTCTCACTAAAGTATCATCAGATTGAGATAAAAAGAGCAGACTATTATTATTAGAGATCTTGCGATCTGCTTCTCTAATAAAAGTGAATTGGTTTATCACCCCATCACGGGAGCTTTCGGGTATAACTGCCCTAACCAGTTTATTATTATTTAAATTGTTAAAAATCTTAAATACACATTGAAGATCAGATTAATCCTTCAGTGCGCCTCTGAGTTACGATCTATATTGAGGAACATAGAAAGTGTGAAATTTTACGATACATTCACAATTATATCGTACTAGCTAATAATACGCAGTTCCCGCTAGTAAGAGAAACCGCTGTGGCTCCACTTATAAACGGGGTGCCACATACTCATCACCATCATAAGCTTCATATTCGTCAATAACTGTAGCTTTGATAGCAATATAATAACTCTCATAATCAGAAACATGATTCAACTTTGTCAACGCTTTGTCATGTATTGCAGCAACTGCCTGAGCATGCCTTTCCTCTCCATGCAAAGACATCTCTTTAAGAAAATTATCAATCTTTTGTTTCAAACTATCTAATGGAACATCCTTCTTGTCCCAAAATATCATTTTATGCAAACTTTTATCTAGTAAAGGGGCTGCAATAAATACTTCACCTTCAATCATCAGGGGTTTGAATTGGCGTGATATTATAACTCCTTCTGATATGTCCACGAAACCATTTTCATCTCCATTATCAGACTCATTAGTAACTCTACATCCAAGTAGCTCCTGCATGGCACGGCCAACGCGCTCAACAGAATAAATATTTTCTTTCGTTGTAGAATATATTGAATCATCACCATATACATAAAGTTTTGTGTCTTCTTCAGCTCTCAACAAATGTGATAAAAACTCTTCATCAGTTATATTGTTGACACAAGCTGGATTATCTGTTTCCAATTCAGTCATCACAGAAGCACTAACAAATCCGATACTAGTTGATACCAAATTTATAAAACAACCCAATAAAGACGTAAACAAATAACCAGAGCATAAAGCTGAATTCAAGTTTATATATTTTTCTGATCTCCCTGTAGAAATAACACTAATATAATTAAACATTGAATTTAATAAAGTTTGCCTTGCTAATCTAATTTCAGGTCTATCTTTAAAATAAAATCGATCAATAAAACGCTTGAAAGCTTCAAAGTCTCTTGCAGTACGCGATGTGTCGAATCCACTATGGTCCAAACAAGCAACTCTACGACTCAAACTAGTCAGCGAGTAATAAAGTTTGCCCCATTCAGTACTACCAGGAGAAATACCAACTAACATTCGATTGTAACGTCGATTATACTTCCCACAATATATGACATCATGTAGAAGCATCCGTTGAATAATTAAAACAGCGGTATCAGCATTTGCAAACAATCTAGTTTTCCCTTCCAAAACTTTCTCCTTTGGTTTCAACTCATCTTTAGCAACAGCCTTTACTATAACGCATATTTCCTCACCAGCCAACAATTTATTCCACAATTGTCTAGTAATCTCTTTTAACGCTTTAGCTTGTTCTGTATCTAAAGATGGCAAAATACCATCTCCAAATATTTCCGCTCTTGATTGAACTCCCATAGTTTCCTTAAGAGTATAGCCAGCAGATTTTGATCTAGATAAACACTTGAAAGTTTTACTTGGATCATTCTCTACATAAGAACCCATTACAACTTTATCATATAAAACATCAAAGTCACTAGCATCAAATAAACTATAGTCACCTGCAGCTTTAATGAAGTTAGTAGCTTCTCGATTGGCAGCTAAAAAGTATTTATGATCACTAAGTACACCAGATACATTATTTCCATATGGCGTGAAGTTGTGTTCTATTGCAGAAATAAAAGACTTACCATCAGGAGCTCGAACATACTTAAGGACAGCGGGGCGTTGATCTGGGCTATTGGGTAACAATTTCTGCAACTCAACATCCCCGAAAAATGGACTGCGTACCAATTGCGAGTCACGAGCCTGAGTTATATGATTCCTTTCAGCAATAACCTCCTGACCTGTTATTCCAGAATCAAAGTCTATAGTTTCTATTGGCTTAGTATTTGGAATAAGAAGGCCTTTCTTAGACAAGGTATTTTCATATAAGGTATAATGTTCCATCAAGGACTCATTCTTATTCAAAAATGGTTCTTTTGATACCAAGTTATCAAACATCTCTTTATACAGAGGTATCCCCATACCAGTACCTGTGGTGGTGCCTGCTACGTGTAAATAACATATCATTGGTTGGTTGGCATACGGAGTAGATCTATGTATTACTTTAATAAAAATAGGCAATCCACATGCTCCAGGAAACGAAACTTGTGTAACTAGACATTCTGGTAAGGTTACCTTATATTCTGGCATAACTACCATCTCTCCTGTAAATGCATTACGTTTGGGTCCACCAGCTAAGTACATTCTATTAGACCGAATCTGTGAAAAATCAGTATTAGTCTGATGCGAACCATCATGTGCATATCGATATGTACACTTATCAGAATACGCTTTAATAGCTGCTAGCAAATCCTTATCTTTGTTAGACGGGAAACGATCAGTTATATCTGGAAATTGCATCATAGTTAAAGGAAGTTTCATTAAAACTAAATCATCAGCATGTTTTATATGCTTAATATCAATTTCATCAAAATCTATACGAAAACATGGTTTTTCTCGTAGAAGATTGGATGACCGATACAATAATAAAAATTTCTTTGCATCTGGATACAACTCCTTAAAAGATTTTATAGAATGATATACAGTTAAACAAGTACGATCTTTTAACATCAATATATAATTAGAATTATGAACAGCACGTTTACCACACGGTGATATGAATTCCCATTCTACATATAATTGATTTCGAACAACCTTATTCATTGATTTATCATCCTGAGTTAAATCAGGAAATGCTTGAGCAACAAATCCTTCCTCAATACACGTATATAGAGATAAAAGTGTTTTTACTAATGAAAATAATCCTATAGTCACCACACCCCCAACAACTGTTAATGCACTATTATATATGACACTCCAATAATAATCTGGTACATTATCATAATAGGTTTTCATAGATCTTCGAAATTTAGAAACACCGAGTAAAGCATCTTCAGCTAATTCATGTAATGCAGATTTGGCGTTCAAATATAAAGAATCCTTGCTAAACAGAAAAGTCCAAATCGAACACAAATTCATATCAACAAAGTATCTGAATTGCGTCCAGGTGAATTTACTTGTAATATAATTAAAACCATATTGCAAATAATTCTTCAATTTCTGTAATAACGGATTTTTAAGCAATATAGCATCCAAATACATTCCAATCTGGTCAAAAGAGAGTTTCTTTTTATCATCACCAAGACTTAATAAACCAATCGATATCTCATGAATTGCTTCATCAGTGGTTGGATCTCTAGCGACTGTATCAAAATATAGCTTGGTATCATCATCATCATTAGCCGTTTGAGCTCCAAAAATTTCTTCTCGCAAAATTTCAGCAAACATATTTTCACGTTCTGCATTAAGACGTCTATGTCTAGCTAAGTCTTCTACCATGGCGTGTCTAAATTCAGGCTCTGTTAAAATTGGGCCTTCTGGAGTACCAGTGACCATATTATATTTCTGAAATCTGTAAGCATGTGTGGCAGGAAGATTACGCTCCCTAGCATGATCTTGTGCCAGAACCCGGTTCAATTTCCTTTTATAACGTGGATCACTCGACGATGTATGAAATGTACTATTAGCCATATCAATACCGTATCCATCAGCAGGAAACATTATAAATGTATTATCTAACCTACGATATAATGCATCTAAATGACGGATCTCAGGAAATTTCGCAGTAGTGGAACCTGCACAATTGCTAGTAAGAAGTACAATCTCAGGAGCAACAAATACTCTACCTTTGTCTTCTAAAGCTGCTTGGTTTGCTGGAAATTTCTCACAACTCAAGACATGTATAATCTCTTGTGCTTCTGTATCTTTATCACCTTCAACAGTTGTATTTTGAAAGATATCTGGAAAATAAAATGATTTCTTACCATTACGCAATCCACTCCAAAATCGATCCAAGGCTGCTTTTGTATATACAGCATAGAGATCTGGATTCAAACGGTAATCTTCTTTCTCAGCTTCAGTCAAAATACTAAATGTCAATATGCGTTCCAAACATGAAGACATGTATGCATCTTTTCCAACTCCTGCATTACCTACTAAATGAAGAGACCATGGTTCATTCCGTTGACCTTGATAACCTCCATATTGTCTAGCAAGTCGCAATACAGGCTGCATACGACTTATAAGACCATATATAGCTAAATCTTGAGGTGACCTTGGATGACGAACTCTGGCTATACGCTGCTGGAGATTATTTATTTCTAAATTTAATTCCTCTGCTGATTGACAATTTATATGTGAAAAAGGTCGATCTTCTTTCAATAAATCCTCTAAAACTTGCAACCTAATATCAATAGACTCAACTTGGAGTTCATATTGGTTTCCGCTTCGCAATTGAAAGCCAAATAAGTTTGAGACATAATGGACCAAACTCTCAACCCAAGTAACAACACGAGTGACATACTTTGTGAATCCTTCAGATATGTTATTTATCTTACCTAATGAATCCATCATTTGAAAATAGTCTCCACTCTTCGCTGTAACATTTCGACCAAAAAGGAATATTGATGTACCTTCGATGACCAAGTCTAATAATTCAGAACTTTGAGCTCTATAACTCAACAACTTATACATATAAGTCTTTATTGTCTCGTGTTCGCTATATAAAATAAAAGCTAACAATGCAAAGAACAAAACCTTAATACCTTTTTCATTAGGATATTTCATATAAGATAAATATAAAACGGCCAATAGACCCCATAAAACTGCGCGCTTCAAATCACTTGAAACGGAAATAGAATGTGTCAAAACAGGTGGTACTATTTGACCATTAACTAACTTATTCACAGACTCTTGCATTGACTTTGCAACTCCTAAAGCCTGTATAACAGAACCTCCTTCACCTTCTGATGAAAAAGCGTCTGATAAAACATTAGACACATTTCCCAAGATATCTTTAACTTCAGGCTCTAAACGTAAAGTTGTCATAGAGGCTAAGGTTTCAAACATCTGTGCTCGGTAAGGTCCTGGTGAATTTGAAAAATGAGAACATATTAAGTTAAATAATTGAGAGTCAGTATGACCCAATAAAGGTTTGGAATTAGCGTTTGTCATATTAGGTTGTATCTGGTTCTTAATTATTTAACGGTCGCATTTTGAGACTGCCCGCGTCTGGATGGTTTTAAGAAGAGCCATCTACTCTTGCACACTACTACTATGCTTTTTAACTAGTCACTACGACTACCGGACATATTAAATATATAAAATAATACCTTCATAAAAATATTTTATTTAGACATATATTCCAGGTTTAACCCTGCCATAATAGGAATCCTCACTAAAACGAATATACTTCCTTATTTAGAAAATAAGTTTAGACTATATAAAATATTTGCTTTCGCTCCGCAGATTACTATCCTATATTTTATACACAAATATATCAGACCATATAAATAATATCTATAATTATATTTTGTATTTTGTTTTGAATATTATCTATATGTGTTTAGAACAATAATAATGATGCACCCCGCATCTTCAATTTCTATAATTAATAAAATAATTATAATACATATATACAAAAGTGTTACAATAAAATCGTAGAAAGATGACGATGTATGAATAGTTAATTCACACTCTTTCTCACTAAGAGTAACACAACGTTATTGGAAATTACTGGTATAACCAGCTGGGAACTACCCAAAAGACCAAGGAAACTTGATCTGGAAACGACTTAGTGCAACATTGGACAGAGTCCAACATTGCACTAGGTCTTAAGCAATACATGTGGTTAATTAATTAACCACATGTATTGCTTAAGACCTAGTGCAATGTTGGA